CGACACGCTGCATGACAATGGGTTTGACTCCAAAGACGTTAAGAAAATGTCTAGTCGTTCTGAGTACACACCGTTTGGTGGAGAGGCTGCACCAGCACCAGCACCAGCACCAGCAGCAGCATCTAACATTGAAACAGAAAGAAAAAACGCCAAAGCAGCAATTGCCGCTGGCGCTCCAGAAAGTGCTGTAAAAGAGCGTTTCAAGAAAAACACTGGTCAGGAGTTGTAAATGGAAGGCTATGAAGATTTAGTCCCCAAGAAAAGTTCTGGGGGAGGTGACTATTCTGATTTGGTTCCTAAAGAGCCAAAAGCAAAGCCACGCTTGCCATCCATGTTTACCACTGCTCCACAGCCAGAAGCAGAGGCAGCAGGTTCTATGGCTACCTTGCGGGGTTTGACTTCTGAAGTGCTTGGAATACCTGGTGCAATCACTGGACTGATGAATCCTAAAAGGACTGAAGCTGAAAGCGTACAAGACGCAACTCCTGAGAATATTAGAAAACTTTACACAAAACTTGGTTCTCCTGAGCCAACAACAGAACCATTAAAAGCAGCGCAATTTGCTGGTGAAATCACTCCTGCAATCGCTGCTGGTGGTAGTCTTTTGAAAAAAGGTCTTGGCATTAGTGCTGACTATTTAGGCAATACGTCTATAGGAAAAGCACTAGAAAAGGGTTATAGCTCTTTGACTGGCAAAGCAGCAAAAGAAGCATCTGCACAAGCAAAGAAGGCAATTGGAGAAATCCAACAAGCAGGTACTGCTGGCAAACAACAAATTGGGCAAAGAGCAGAAGAATCTGCCCAAACTGAATTCCAAAAAAGAGCGCGTCAAGAAGCAAATTTGAAACAAGCGCAAAAGAAGTTTATGACTGCTGCCGAAAAAGAACGGCAAGACGCAGCCATGAAGTTTGCTGACCTTAAAGCACCAGACCCAAAAATCAAGGACAACGCAACTTTGGGTGATGCGATGCAACGCCGTCTTACAGGTTCAGAGGCAACTGTTGGCTCTCGCAGAACTCAGCAAGCATCTAGGGTTTACGGTGAATATTTTGAAGAAGCAAAAGGTTTTGAAACGTCAAAAGCCAGAGAGTCTATGCTTCAAAAATTGAAGGCACTGTCTGAATCTTCTTCTGCTGGCTCCGCAGAAAGAGAGGCGGCATCAAAAGCCTTTGCAGACTTGTCTGCTTCTCAAGATGCGGTTGGTGCAGAGAAAGAGTTTCGCAAGTATTTTGAAGGTGCGTCAGGCCCACCGCAACCAGGCTACGGCGCAATACAACAAGAAGCAAGCAAAAAAGTTAGCGACATTATTGGTGATGCTCTTAACACTCATGCACCAAAACGTATTCAAGCAAGAAAAGAATACTCTGAATTTAGCACTCCTCTAGATGCTTTTGAAACATTCTTTGGCAAAAAAGGTGTCAAAGAAGAAGCAAATGTGCCTGGAAGAATCCAGATGCAGCCTACTGATTACCCTGCAACTTACTTCAAAAACAGAGACACGATTCGTTCTTTGCGTGAGCAATTGCGCGGTGATGAGGCTGCGGTTCGTAAATTTGCTAATGCACACGCTGTAAACGAACTTAACGGTTTAGACGCAAAACAAGCGGTCAATTGGTTTGAGAAAAATAAACCTTGGGTTGATGAAGTGCCTGGATTGAAAGACAGGATTTCTAAGTACGTCCAAGACCTTACTCGCTCTGAACAAGCTGCTGCCACAAAAGTTGGTCAAGCAGGAAAGTTGGCAGAAAAATCACAAAAGGTGATTGAGACTGGTCAAGCAACAGAACAAAAAATTAGAGACTTGGCAGAATCTCAGAAAAAACAGATAGATGACATGTTGATTAAGCTGAATACGCTTGACCCACAAAAATCTGCCGGTGCAGCAAAATCTATGATTGATACTTTGTCAACCATGAGAGACATAAATGGCAAAACCATAATTGAACCTGGCGCTCTAAAAAATTTGGAGATGCAAATAAAAATGGTCAATGATGCTTATGGTGCATCTGAAAAAGCAACACAACTAAGAAAAGCCATTATTTACAAAGCACTAGCAACAACAGGTCTTGGTGGTGCTGCGTACTTTGGCAGCAGAGTTTTTGGAGATTAACCATGAGCAAGAAAGCAAAAGGCATCAACCCTGAGTTGGAGAAAGCTATCAACAGCCTGATGGCATCTGTCACCTCTGACCCCACCGCCACCATCACAGACAAGATGCGGGTGATTGACCGCGCATTGAAGCTGGAGCAGTTGAAACTGAAAGACTCAGATTCAGAGTGGGGCAGTGGTTTCGGGTTAGACGATGATGACGAGAAGTGATAACATGATTACTTCTCAACCAGTAGAGGGTATTTATCATGGATGCAACCACAGTCGTACGCATAGCCTTAGGCGTCATATCAGACAGACTTCTGACTATGCTCGCACTCTTAACTTCGTTTGGCCTTGGATGCTGGACAATGTGGGGTCTGGGATGGGAGCGTGTCTCGGCACTAGCCATCTATGTAGTTTTCGCGTATCTTTTAGTAACCGCAAAGGAGAAGAGTAATGAAAAGCAGAGACCATCAACGTGACCATGACCACAACCAACAGATAGCCAAGTCTGTACGTCCTCAGTTGCCCCGTGACGGCAGCCCAGGGATGACTCGCTGGGAGCCAGGGCAGCTTCCCAAGGGCGGCTATCGCTCTGTGTTTGACTTCTCCGGCACACCCACCTACGACACCAAGCACAGCCCTACTGCTGGCGGCGGCAAGAAGGTGTACTGATGGCTAACAATATCGCTTTCCAAGCCCAAGGAAAGACGTATAAGGCCAACGTCACTACGTCTTCTCAGACCATTGTAATTACTGCTGACAGCCCTTGTAATCAGTTGTTGGTGGCTAATCACCAGCCTACTGGCTCTGGCGGTCAGCCGGTGTACTTCAATGTCAGTTCTAACTCTAGCGTCACCTGTACTGCGCCAGCTAACGGCGCTCCGCAGTACGCCCTAGTGTCTGTGCCTGGTACATACAAAGTGTTCACCATTCCTGCTCAATTCAGTTCTGCTAATGTGTACATTGCGTTTATTGGTGAAGGCACTTCTGAGTGCTACTTTACGCCAGGTGAAGGCCTATAGGCATGATTGACCCGATTACCGCTTTTGCTACGGCGCAAGCCGCCATAAAAGGAGTCCAGGCCGCTATCAAGATGGGCAAGGACTTGCAAGGCATCAGCGGTGATTTGATGAAGTTCTTTGAGGCCAAGGACGTTGTAGCCAAGGCCGCAGCAGAACCCAAGAAAGGTTTTGGCAAGTCAGATACGGCACAGGCTTTTGAGACAGTTCTTCATGCCAAGCAGTTGCAGGACGCCGAGGATGAACTAAAGCAGATGCTCATCTGGAGTGGGCAAGCAGACGTTTGGCAAGCCATTGTTCTTGAGCGCAACAAGATTGTTCAGCAACGAAAGTCAGAAGAGATTGCTATGGAAAAAGCCAAGGCCAAGAAGAAGAAAGAAATTGAAGAAACTATCGAGATGGTTCTTGCGATAGCTGCCGGTGCTTTGCTTATCACTCTGCTGGCTTGGGGAACGATGGAATACATTGACTTTATGAGGAAATGACATGGACTGGCTGACACAACTTGCACCCACTATTGCTACCGCATTGGGTGGCCCTCTCGCTGGTATGGCGGTATCTGCTGTCAGCAAGGCTATTGGCTGCACCCCAGAAGAAGTACAGAACGTCATCAGCAGCGGTAAGCTGGATGCCACACAAGTAGCTGCTATCCAACAGGCAGAGTTGGAACTCAAGAAGCAAGCTCAAGAGATGAACTTGGACTTTGCCAAACTCTCGGTAGAAGACCGCAAGTCTGCCCGTGATATGCAGGCCGTAACCCGTTCTTTCATTCCTCCGCTGCTGGCTGTCGGTGTGACTCTCGGATTCTTTGGCATCTTGTTTGGCCTGATGTACGGTCAGATTCAACATGCCCCTCAGATTGACATCATGCTTGGCTCACTCGGCACAGCTTGGACGGGCATCATTGCCTTCTACTTTGGTTCCAGCGCCAGCAGCCAGAACAAAGACCAGCTTCTCCACCAATCTACGCCATCAACATGACCCTGCTAACACCACACTTTTCCCTAGAAGAACTTACCATCACTGAACACCGTGAGTTCGACAACACCCCCAATGATTCTGAAAAAAACAATCTCAAGCGGGTGGCTGAACTTCTGGAACAGGTCAAGTCTGCCCTCGATGGTAAGCCCGTCATGGTCAACTCTGCTTTCCGCTGCAAGCAGGTCAATGACGCAGTAGGCAGCAAAGACACTTCTCAGCACCGTGTTGGCTGCGCTGCTGACATCCGTGTGCCTGGTATGACCCCTGATGAAGTGGTGCAAGCAATCATGGCTGCGGGTTTACCCTATGACCAACTTATCCGTGAGTTTGACCGCTGGACGCACATCTCTGTTCCCAATGAACCAGGTGGCGCACCTCGTGGTCAAGTCCTAATCATTGACAAGGAAGGGACACGCGCATATGGCTAGAAAGAAAGGCCCCAATCTTTCCGTTGGCAGGGGTGAAAAGCTATCTGTGAGCAAGGGCGGCGGTTTAACCGCCAAAGGCAGAGCCAAGTACAACCGTTCTACCGGAAGTAATCTCAAGGCTCCTCAGAAGTCTGGCCCCCGTCACAAGTCCTTCTGTGCCAGGTCTAAGAGTTGGACAGGTGAACGGGGGAAAGCCGCTAGGAAACGTTGGGGTTGCCGTTAAACCTTTTGGATAGCCAACTGGTAGTTTTTGAAGACTACCTTTAGCTGACCTTTGTAAGCCTTGAGGAAGGCATCTACTGCTGCGCCTACACCAGCACCGCCAGCGTAATCGTCAAACAGCATCACGCCCTTTGGCTCCAACAATTTGAATGCAAGACACGCATCCAGCAGCACCTCTGGCGTTTGGTGGTTGCCATCTACATATATGAAATCAAACGTGAAATCCAAATACACCAGTTCGCTCAAAGCCTCCCAAGATGTCTTGGCAATCACTTCAAGAGCCTGGTTCTCCTCTATGGCCTCCTCTACGTTGTCATCAAACGTCTTGCGTAACTCTGACAAGTCAAGGCCAGCATGTTCTTCACCGCCCTTGAAAGTGTCTACGCACACCATCGTGCCATCGTAGGCCAACATGTTCTGCAACATCCACGTTGTAGACCTGCCTTCAAAACTCCCAATCTCCAAGAATGCACTGTTGTCGGGCAACAGCTTGGCACATGCCTCAAAGTTGGGAATGTTGTTGCTAAACCAATCTTGGCTGAACTTCATTATGGTGCTGGCGTTAAGCCACCCTCAAACAAGTAGGTTCCAAAATGCCCCAATTTGACCCACGGTGCAGCGTGAATCTTGATTTTGTTTTCCCGTGCAACACGGCAGAAGTGGTAATCCTCTGACAGCAGACGCTCTGTGCCTGGTTCGATACTGCAAGCAAAGTATTCAACAATACGCTCTGCTGGCTTAATCTCCTGCGACAGCACGGCTACGTCATTGTTGTAGGACGATACCTTGTTCTTCAGCTTCTCAAACACCTTGCGCTTGATAAGCATGAACCCTGTACCACCTGCCCAAATCTCCACAGGCTTGTCGATAGGCACGGTTACAGCCCCTGTATAGCCCACCAGATTGACGACAAGAGCGCCTGTACGCTTGGACAACTCGTTAGTGGCTACGCCCTCTTTCACGGCCTTCTCTACCCCGTGCCAGTTAATCTCTTTCTTAGGGTAGATACCGCAGATGATGTCCTTGTCAGCTTGCACCATCAGCGGGATGTCGTTGGCATCAAACTTAATGTCAGCGTCAATGAACAACAGGTGCGTACACTTTGTCTTCATAAACTGGTGGACAAGTGCGTTGCGTCCACGCTGGATGAGAGACTCGTTGAACATAGAAGAGAACGACATGTTCCAGTTCATGTTCTTCATCACGTTGGTCATGCTCACCAGGCTGTTGGTGAAATAGCCTGTACACATGCCGCCGTACATAGGTGTTGCCACAAACAAGTGCGGCTGCGCCATAGGCTTCTCCACCTTGTTAGTCACCACAATAGTGTCTGACCGCTTCTTCTTTGCTACCAGCTTTGATAGCTTGGTTTCCTTGTCCTTACCTGCAAATCCACCTGATGCCATGATTACTCCTTTGAAATAAAAGACATGCCGTCTTCATAACCGGCACGATAAGCCATATCCCACAACTGCTGTAGAGACATGTTCCCGAGTTGGAACACAGTGATAAGTTCTACGAGATGTCCTCTATCCGTAGAACGTACTTCTTGGTCTTGGCTGACTTGCGCCAGCCCCACACTTGTATCTTCCATCCTGCTTCCCTCACTTTCGGTAATAGTTCACTGTTCATAATCTTCTTGATACGCTCACTCACACCAGACGCTGTTGCTTGCACTGCCAAAGTCTCATCTCGCTTGATAGCCAAAATGTCTATGAAGCCAAACAAGTCCTGCCGTATGCGAGCATGAGGGTTCCATTTCTCTACGACAGCCACCGTGTAGCCCTGCTCTCGCAGGACTTCTAGTGTTCGACTGGTGGGTGATTCTTTTGCCATCAGAACGGTACGTCTTCATCGTCATCACGAACACGGGGGTCTACCCGTGGCTTACGGTACGCAGGTACTACCTCCACTACCTCTGCACGATGCTCCAGCCTCTCTTCCATACGCTTG